ATGCTTTTGTTGCCATCCTCGAGGCCACCGATCTCGCCTTCGCTGATCAGGTCAAGGACGTTGGCAAACTGTGTTGACTGGAGCGTATCGTCTTGCTCAGTTGGCGTGCTTCTACCGCCACCGCCTTTACCGCCGCCACCACCAGCGCCAACGACGTATTTGGTCTGAGTCATACCTGCACCTGGTCAACGTCAAGACCGCTGGACAGCACCGCCGATCCAACGAACAGCCGTCCATAGGCTATTGGGCAGGGCATCCCCTGACGACTGGTATTGACGACGTTAGAAAAACTAAACGACTCCAGCTGCACTGACTCATCAAGCGTGCTGTCTAAATCAGGCTGCGGTGAAATTGCTGTTGCAATACCCGACAGAATCAAAGAACCGCCTAACAATCCAATCTTTGTGGCGAGAGAACCTGATATAGGCAAACCACCTGGGACAAGAGTTAGAGCAACCAAAGCAACCCCAGCCAGAATCTGCCCGGTACCACGCCCCGCGCCAGCAACAACAGGCGTAATACTGAACACCTCTTTTTCACTAAATGGAAAATTAAGGGGTGAAAGGTCTTCAGTTACTTTTTCTTTGCCGATGGTTACTCGATAGCCAACACCGTCTTGTTCGCTATCAACCAACCACTTATCTAGCCCTGGAAAGTTGACGCACAAAGCTTTGATGGCCTGTGCTGGGGTTGCTACATCAAACTCAAACCGGCATTGACCAAGCCGTTTACGCAGAGCGCCATAGACCTTAACGACTTTCATGCCTCAAGGCGCAGGCAGTGCTCTTCCCATAGTAACCGCCATAGACATCACGGCTAGATAGCCTGCCCTGCACATGATGCAGCACCTGTTGATCACCCAAGTAAATCGCTGCATGGTTCGGCAACGGTGAAACCAGATTCATCAAAATCAAGTCACCGCGCTGCACCTTCTCAAGCGGAATCTTGCTAAACCCCTCCGCAGCAAAGTTGTCCATATACAAGTTCTCGCCGCGATCCCAGAACTTGTCCCGGCGGTCATAGTCCCGCAGCTGAATGCCGTACTCCCTCGCGTACCAATCGCGCACAAGCGTATAGCAGTCCACCACGCCAAACACAAACTCACGCCCCACATACGGCAGCTCGAAGCCAGCTGGCTCGCAGTAGCCCCAGCCTTCAGTGTTTGGGTTGACGATGAACCACGGCAGTTCTGACTTTTCGCACGCAACGCGATCAGCTGTTGATGGCTCAGGATTGGTCTTTGGGTGGCTGTGGACAATGGCGATCACTTCGCCTTGATCCTCTACAACGTCCCAGCCGCTAAGAACAAAGTGCTCGTCTGGTGTTTCAGCGATGTTTTGGCACGGAAAATACTTGCGCCGTCCTTTGACAACAGCAATCAAACCACAGCACTCGCGTGGTGTTTCAACTTTGGCGTGCTCCAAAATCTCAGCCTTCATGGCTGGCGACAGACGCATCACTTGGTCAGACCTGCTCCAGGGAATGAGCCAAACGGTAGTTCAGCGTTCTCTCCAAACCGCAGCTTGCAGCTGGCAACTCGCTTGCCACAAACATCCTGCGCTTCAGTGCTGACCTCGTTGCCATTTACATCGTAATAATCAGTGCCGGTGTAGCTGCATTCACTGCTGCGGTACTTCCATTGGCAGATGTTGGCAATGACCTGACGACGCGGAATCTTTTGACCAGCCAAGTCAAACTTGCTTGCCAGCTCAAACGTCACGCTGTCCCGCGTTTCACTGGACTTCCTGTCGATAAACCAGCGTTCATCAGGAAAACGAGCGTTTGGATCAGCTGTTGCGTTGACCACCACGTCGTTGAACTCAAGGTTGTCGTCGCCTTGTGTGACCAAAGAGTCATTGCCTTGAGTTATGGCATTTTTTGGCTCGCCAAAGTTCTCGCTGTCTAAATACTTGGCAAGCGTTCGGATGCGCCTGACTTCCGCTCCACCAAGATCATTGCCTGCAGTTGTTGCGTTGACCAGCAACAACAACGCCGTGATAGTGCTGCTGAGGTTGCTGACAGTCAATGTTGGCCGAGGAAGCGTTCCGGTGTTGCTGTACTCAAAGCCATCAGCCTTGATCGGCACACGGGAATACACCTGCGTGTCAAACACAATATTGGTCTCGCCAAATTCATTACTGCCAGCGTGGAAGTAGTAGATGTCGTTGCTGCCGTGCAACGCTGAATCCAGCCTCAGCTGAAACAGCTCAATAATTGCACTGGGGTTGGAGATCGCAAGATCGCCATACGTTGCTGAAATCGCAGTCCAGACACACGTCCCATCAGTAACGGTGTCGCCAGCAGAGTTGGGCCACTCGGGTTCTGAGCTAGCCGACGTACCAGCAGTCGTACAACGGAAAAACAGGCCAGTGCCTTCATCGCCGGTAGAACGACGGACGTTGCCGACAGAAAATGCAGTGCTAGCGGCCCAAGCTGCTATTGCCATTACGGTTCAAAAACTTGGCGGAACGTTGCTTGAATTGTGGCGCGATTCAAGTACGGAATCGACTTGTTCCACTCCTCGCAGACAAACTTGGCGCCAGCAGCCTCACCAGGTGGGGTGAAGTCAAAAGCAGCGTTGTCATCCGCACGAGCATCCAAGAATGTCTCGATGGTGTCGGCATCGGTCTCTGACACCTCAAACGTCAGGTTGTAGACCTTGGGATTTTGATTCAGACCGTAGCTCAGGCGTTTTTCAAATCCATCACCGAAGCGCACCGTTCTGATGTTTGGTGCGCTCTGCTTTTGAACACCGTAGGTCGGCGTGATTGACGGGAAAGTAGCCATCAGCTTGCGAGGAGACCGCCAGGACGTTTCTGTTTCACCAGCTCAGCCTGGACAGCGATGCCGATTGCCTTGCCAAGCTGCGAAGCCTGATCAGCGTTGCCTTCAACAGATGAGCCAGAAGCATCGACGTTGACTGTCACATTAGCTCCACCCAAAGCATGGTTTGGTGTGATGCCCCCAGAAACCCCAGGCGTAAACATTTCCGGGCCTCTTTCTCCAACGATGTAAGACCTGCCACCTTTGACAGGACCACCATTAGCCCTAAAGATGTCGGCGACTGCACCAAGGATGCCGCTGCCGCTGCCTTTCTTTGAGCCGCCGAAGCCCCCAAGAGCAAAATTCATTAGCTGACGACTGACTGCGTTCAAAACGCCGCTCAAAGCCTCAGTTGCGCTCTTGGCCTGCAACAGCGAATTGACAATCCCATCTTTAATTGTTTGGCCAGCCTGCTCATACAAACTGTTTATCTGTTGTTGCTTGTCAATTATCTGCTGTTGCTTTCGTATTCCGTCTTCAAGTTCATATGCTTCGCCAAACGGCACTCCCTGCAGGACGAGGTCACGCACCCTTTGAGTAAATTCAGCAAACTCAGAACCTTTTTGGGCTGTGAGCGTCAGGGTCTGCAGTTCTTGCTGCCTTCCTCTAATTACATCTTGGCTTGAAGCCCTTTCTTTTTCAGCACTTATTGCCATCTTTTGCTTGAGTTTCAGCAGATTTTCTGCAGCAATTTCTTCAGGTGTTTTACCTGTTTTTGGTGGCTTTTTGGGCGTCAACTTGATCGGTGATGTTCCTTTCGGTGTTGAACCAATATCTGCAGCACTTGGCGGCAGCTGGCCAGGCACAGCCCCACGAGCGATCGCCAAGCGCCTGCTTAGCTCACGTTCCAACGTTTCTTCGAAGAAAGCATTTGCTTCAGCTGAACGGCCAAGAATCCCAGGTGTTCCGAACTTGGCATTTGTCTGCAGTGTTGCTGCCTGCGTTGCCAGTTGACGAGCCCGGACTGTTTTACCGCCAGATGCAACATTTTCAACAACGTTGCCAACCGTGCGGGCAACACCAGCCAGCAACGACCCAAGGCCACGAATCAACGGCTCCAGCTGTTTGATGACAGTGCCAAGATCCTGAATCGAATCTGTGATTGCAGGGATTGCACTTTCTGTGAATGCAACCTGCAGGTCCTGCACCTTGTTCTGGAAGTCTTTGATTTTTGCTGCTGGACCACCAAGTGCCTGAGCAAGCCTGTTGGCCCCTTCAGACTCAATGCGTTTCAACGCCTTGATGACAATGTCGCTGGTCAGCAAGCCTTGCGCTGCATATTCCTTCAGGTCACCAGCGGCAACACCTGTTTCATCAGAGATGGCCTGCAACACCAATGGGGCCTGCTCTGCAATGCTTCGGAACTCATCTCCTCGCAAAGCACCAGAACCCAACGCCTGTGACAACTGCGTGAACGCAGCGGATGCTTCAGCAGCTGTTGCACCACCAAGGACAGCTGCAGTCCTGAAGCCACCAAACGTTGAGGTGATGTCTTTCAGGGAAACACCCAACGGGCGTAAACGTGCAAACGCATCAGCCAACGATTGATTCGCTTCTGTTTGGCTGAGGTTGAACTTCCGGGCTGCTGCAGCTGCTGCACTTTGCAGCTGGCCTACTTCACCAAAACGCTGCCCAAGCAACTTGATGCGGCGCTCTGACTCAAGCCGCTGGATACCAGTCTGGACGCTTTTGAAGGCTGCAAATCCGATGACAGCCTTGCCAACACTTCCACGCAGGCCACCCATGGTCCTGCCCAATCGGGCAGTGTTTTTCTCAAGATCACGGACAACATTGATGCCCCTGCGTCCCATCAGAACAAGGGCAGCCTCAACACGCTTTGTGCTTCTGCGTGCTTTGTCAAACTGTTCCTCAACCCTTTTCGTCTGCCTTTCTACCTTTCGCAGAGGGTTGATGGCCCTTGCGGCTTCGACGATTAGTTCAACCGAAGCCCTTGCCATGACCACTCAGCAATAGCCGAAGTCTACCGCCGCATTTGCTTTGCACGCTGCATCGCTTGTTCTTCAAGTTCTGCCTTCAACTCAAAATAAGCAGCGAAGTGAACAAGCTCCGCATCGGTTAGTTCCGTGCGAAGCCTGCTGACTGTCATGCTCAACTCGCAGGCCAGGTGGAACTCAAAGAAAGTCCACTTGTCCTGCTTCAGTCTTTTTTTGCTTCTTCAAGGTCAGCCTCTTCGCCAAGGCCAAACAAGAACAGCTCAATCTCATTCAGCACAGACTCAGGCAGCTGGCGCTGAAGCTTGTTTGCATCAGCAGCAGCAAACGCCTTGGTGCCATCCTCAAGCTCAGCGATCTGACACAGCATGTTGGTACTGATGTCCAACGCCTCTTCTGTGCCAGCAAGCTGCTGGGCTTTCTTGCGGTCTGCGCGGGTGATTGGCTTGAAGTACAGGTCAATAACCTTTTCTCCAGCCGCATTCTTCAGTTCAAACTTGCGGCGCTGGTTGAGGTCAAAGGCCCCAACCAGCAAATCAACAGTGCGATTACCAGCAGGCATTTAGGCGACACATTTGTCACCAAAACTATAGCCTCATCACTGAAGGTTGCCGGTGATGGTACCGCTGGTGACAAAATTGCAGGTCACGATGTCAATCTCGCCAACAGTGGAAGTGATTTCCATGTCGGTGATGATTCCAGCAAAGCTCACAGAGTCACTGCCAGAAGTGGTGCCAGTCGTGAACAGTTCAAACGTTGCGTCTGCAGTGTCTGCAGCCGTCAGAACATCTTCAAGAAACGCAGCTTGGCCGGTGGCATCAGGGTCATAGACCAGCTCAACAGTGCCAGATCCGCTGATCATGCTGCCAACGAAGCTCCGGAAGGTGTCTCCATGCTTGGAGGTGTCCAGAGTTTCTTTGGTGGTTGAAAGGCTCCAACTGCGAGTGCCAACGATGGTGGCATTGCTTGAGCCAGCGGCGTCAAATTGGACTGCGCCTTGTTCTCCACGAAGGACGGCCATGGTCAG